AGACTGGAGCTGTAGCAGTAATGCTTGGCTCTAATCCAGTGATATATCCTTGTCCACGAACAATGATATTCTCAGTTGCGGCATCACCACTTGATCCAGTTACTGGACTACCTACGCTTTGAAAGTGAATTTCAAAAGCTAGTTTAGTCTTGTACTTAGACAAGTAGGCTAGACCTAAGTTTGTTGCTGTATCGCTAGCACCAGATCCGCCCATTACGCCTGTTGAGCCACCTGCACCAAAGAATGTCACTGGATCTACTACTAGATTCATTGTGATTTCGTTAGTTGCAGTTGTTGGAACTTGATACTTAGCTGTACTATCTAACTGACTCCATGAATGGATGTCGTTAGCATTCTTCATTTTTACATCCATCAATGCTGGGATGGTTAAAGCCGCAGAGCCTAAGCTGATCGCTGTTGGAACTCCGCCACTTAATGTAATGGTACTGGCATCAGCACGGTCGATTTTAACGACAATCTGTGTTACCGAGTTACCTGGTTGTGGGTTAATGTATGACATTATTTTTTTCCTTTTATTGTGGTATTAATTTTACAAAGTGGAACAAGAATTCAGTCACTAATGCATCTTCCATATAGTGTGTCTGAACAGTTACTAAGCGTTGAGTAACGCCCTGAACATTAAGCTCAGGAGTAAGTCTTGCATCCTTTATGGTTTGTACAATAGTTTCATAATTCGGTAACACCTGCTTGGCATCAGTTACGAGGAACGCACGGATATTTGTATGTTCTTGTGTTGCGCCACTTCCATCAAGAGCGTTGAGTGCAGTTATTTGATTAACTTGGTCAACATCCACATAAATGTGTTTTTTGTTCTTAATGTAAATTGGATCACGGTCATTAACATACGGCAATGTGGTCGCAATAATAGCTGGCGTTAGGGCCACTCTATTAGCTTGTAGATAATCAACAATGGCTGTTCTCATTATCGGCTTCTATGCAAACGCATTGCACCAGGTTTCTTTTCACTTGCAGTGATAGAACCGGCATTCAGTATGTCATACCAATCGCCTGCATTGATCAATTCCTCGAACAATGCTTGATAGCGTTGTTGGTAAAATCCAATCTTAGCTCTCTCTGCATTATCTTCTTTACTAAAATCAGCGATTCTAGGTAAGATGTAATAATACATTGAATAGTAAACGCAGAGATCTTGGAAATCTACTTTACGAACTAAAATTTGATTTGGATTAACATCTGGAACATCGCTAGCACTAGTAAAACTAGGGCTAACAGTTTCTTGTAGATATAAATCTCTCCACCAATCACTATATTTGATAGCATACAGGATTCGTTGAGTCCCTTTTATTAGTAGTTCCTCAACGATATCATCCGTGAGGCCTTCGTTGTTTTCAAACACACGCTGATCCATATCAAGAACATCTTGATATTCAGCGAAGCTGATAACATTTCCAGAATTATCTGTTATGAAGGCCATCTTATTTTCCTATTAGCTGATTACTGTTGTAGCAGTGATTGTTACACCGTGTAATGCGTTAAGAGTTGTTGCACCTGCAACTGCTTTTAACACAACATCAGTAGCACGATAAGCTGGTAGATACAATGTATTCATATCGATTGAACCACGCATAGCATGACCGAAAGCTGTACGAGCAAACACAGCACAAGTAGCATCAGTACCACTAACTGGAACTAAAGCACTTTCATAGATCTCAACACCAGCGATTGTACCGATGTAGAAACCACGCAATACATCATTACCTAAGTCACTTGGGTTAACTAAACCTGATGCACCACTGTATGGTAATGTTGCTGTTAGGTTCTTTTTCAAGCCATAAGCCGCACCTGGGTGGACAACAGCGTAGAAAGGACCTGTCAAGCGTTGTTCACGCAAGCTAGCAGCCGCTTTAAGAATGTCATTAACAACTAGGTTATGACCTGAAGCGCCTAAATCAGCAGTACCTGTTGAGTTAGCAACATAGTTAGCGGCAAATGCGCCAAAGTTGCTGAACACTTGACGGTCCATTGATTCAGCGATAGCACGACCTGACTGGTCACCGATTTGACTGAATACATCGCTGTATGCAGAATCACGGATCATGTCAGTAATTTGATGGTAAACCACATGCTCAGCTAGAGTAATTGTAGCCGCATTTGTGTTGGTTTGGTGTGCTGGGCTTGCTGATTCATCAGTGATCAAGTCAGCAGTTACACGATCCCAAACTGGAACTTGTAAGTTCTTACCAGAGTGGACTGGAGCATCGAACACAGTAACTAATTGACGAGCCACTGATGTTTCATATGCCTGATATTGAGCCTGAGTAACCAGGTTCGCAAACAATTCGCTGTTAAGCGAGGTATTAATGTTTGATGGATATGACATTTTTAATTTTCCTTAAAATTTATATTTTTTTATTAGCAACCGCTTTTGCATATATTTTTCTATGCTCGGCCAATCGCATGTCTAATTTGCTAATATCAATACCTTCACTAGGACCTTGATTGATATTAGACCTACTATTGACAGTAGCAGGAGTGGCCGACACAAAGTGCGGATTCGAATCCAGGAATTCTCGCACTAAATCATCTACCCCTAGAGGTTCACCGCGGTCATTATAACGAACAGTTCCTCTGTTATCTACTACTTCAACTTCACCATCATCATTTAATCGAACATTACTAGCTAACAACGCCTTAACCTGATCAGCATTCACAGCACGGTATTTGGCGGCGGCACTGATTAGAGGACTATTAACTTTATATTCTTTAATAATGTGGTCTCTCTTTTGGATCTCTTGATCCTTCTTTTGAGCAAGTTCTTGTAGAGTCTTTTCAAACTCCCCACGCTTCAATTGTTCTGCTTGGCGCTTTTGTTCCGCTTCAGCTTTTAATTGACGAAGTTCTTCCGGATCGCCCAAGTCCTCGTAAGGCTTTGTAGCTTTCTTCATGATCTTGGCTTTCATACGAGCCATCATATCATCGACTTCTTGCTGTGTGTAAGATCTTGTATCTAAGTTTTGTGCCTGGCTTTCACTACCTTGTAGTGCCGCGTCAGTTGCGTTTTTAGTTGCTATGGTATTGTTATATGAGTCCATATTCCTCTCGCCTCCCTTTTAGAGTAATAGTGTATTTATTGGTATAGGCATAAAACCTATACAAAATGGTAGATTAACCGCCTCTACCTTGTTTACGCATTGGCATACTATGATTCATACTAGCACGATTGCCATGATAATTTTTTTGTCCAGGAGCGGCACCTTTGCTACGAGCAATGGCTCCGATAACTCCTGCTGGTACACCTGCGGCTTTAAGTTGTGCGGCACGACCACCATGACCTAAAGCGTTTGATTTACCTTCGAATTTTCCTGTTTTCTTAGTATCCATGATACTCTCCTTATTTGTAACTTTCATCTGGAGTTTCAGGCTTACCTAACTTGGCCCAGAACTTATCTTGCTCTGGTGTAGGCAAACTAGATTCTAACTTCCAACATAGTGTATGAAGCTTCTTCAAGTAATGGGCAATAATGTCTTGTAGACCATAGGCCTTAACTTCTGGAAGCATTTCATAAACTTCATTTGCACAAGTGATTAAAGTTTCCATATCATCATAGAGAATCTTAATCATTTCTTCTGCATTTGGTGCTACTGTTTCATCTTTAATGTCAGCAAGAGCCAATACACGGGTTAGGCTAAAAGGAACAACTTCATGAAGTGTTCTCAAGCCTTCACCTATGGTGTCGATCTCTCTGTAGAGTTCTTCATAAACATGCTTAAAAAGGTGATGATTGCCTAAAAAGCCATATCCTACCACATTAACATGGAAACCATGTGCTTTGGTATAGAGGATAAAGTTATTGGCCCAAAGGCGTTTTGTTGCGTCTTCTAATTTGCTCATAATTTTTTCTTCTTTATTCCTTCTGCATGGCGTAGATCATGGCTGTGAAGAAATTCTCCATCTTTCTTGGGAACTTCTCCGGCCTTTTCAGCAACACGAGCCGCAACTAGACGATTGACCACACGACCATTGCTAAGTTCAAACTCATGTTTTGCACCTTTTGCATCCTTACCTGCCTTCTTAATAAGTTCAGCATGGCTCCAAGCAGGACTAGGAGCTTCAATTATTTTGCCGGACCTTTCAAGGATTGCAGGAACCTTGACAGTTAAAGGTTTATTCATTGTTGTGTCTCTTCAAGACTCGTGTTTTCGTAACATGGCTCTTGGGCTTATGTGCTGTATTCAAGGCAATGGCCACAGCTTGATTGTGTGGTTTACCCGCCGCCATCTCCGTGGCAATATTCTGGCCTATGACCTTGGCTAAGTTTCCTTGTTTTAATGGCATAATAGTTCCTTAAGCGTAGGTATCTGTGGAAGATTGACCTTCCACATGGATAACCTCACCTTGACGGTCATAGATTTTACTCGTATAACCATCGCGGTGTTCATTTTTTAAGTAGTTACGAGCATCCTCTTCACGAGTAAAGAAGCGTTCCATGGTTTCTAGCTTACCGCCTAACCATTTTTGAATTTTTACTTTGTGATTAGTGACCATAGCTATTACTTCTTAGCCCAGAGTTTGTCGTCACCACCTTGGTGATCTTCAATACCTTTTAAGATCTCACCTGATTCTACTGGACTCCAGGCTGGGTTAAGATCATGGTCAGGACCAATTTTTCCATTCATACGGCTCATATCGGCTGTAACGGTTGGAATTGCTAGTCGTGTATCATTGGGAATACTTACCTTTCCCTTGTCTGTTGCACCATATTGTAATGGTTGATTTCCGTTTGGATTTACTCCGTTTGGTAACATTGGCATTTTAGCCTCCTTTAGTTGGTTTTAATGGGTTTGGACTCACCTTAGGTGGCCAATTTACATACAATGGTTTCTTCACGGGGTCTACACCCCCTGGGAAATTGTATCTCTTTGCTTCGGTGCTTTGTAAAGCACCATACATCTTATCGCTATTAGGACCATAGCTGTCAATCATTTGTTCAGGCATACGCTCGCCCTTGGTCCGCCAATTTAGAGCCTGTGCTGGATTGCCCATATCAGTTTCGGTAAATGGTTTACCCGGAACAATCATAGGTGCACCTTGGCGTCCCATAGGTGGTTCATAGTTGGGGCCAGCAAATAGATTCATTTCGTTTTGATGCCAGTCGGTAGGCACAACATTTCCACTGTGCGTATCGATCTGAACACCAGCACGGATTCGCTCCCGGCTATTCTTGTTGACATTCTTAGCTGTAAAGTTGATTGGATTTTTAGGAAGAATATTATCTTTCATTATGTTGGACTCCCAGCATTACGGCCAGCTCCGGCTGTTGTCATTCTTAAGTTAGGAACATTCAATGTTGTCTTACCTGTGGGCTGTGTAGATACCTTAATATTACCGTATTCGTCGACAGTAGCAGGGCCTGCCGCACTAGGTTCAACTTCATCAACATTGTAATTGCTAACTTCGCGTTTTAATTCTGCTTCATCCAGGCTAGGACCTGCGGCTTCTATAGATAAATCTTCAGCTAGTAATTCAATCAATTTGCGATCAATCATAGCTAATACATCTGGACTTGTAGCACTTGCCTTAGCAACCTGCAACTTGGTGTATTCAGCGTTCTTATCTTGGATACCATAACTATCTTGGTACTTGACTGTGCCTGTCCACTCTTGTGCTTGATAATGTGCAAATATACGCCACATTTCTGTTTCAGCATCTTCTAGGTTACCGGCCATCTCAGCTAATTTGGCATTAAGCAATTGGAATTCAGTGGCCATTGCAACACCACTAAGCAATTTTTGTCCGCTTGCACGAACAGAACCTGTGTTGGCCATTAAGTCAATAGCGGCTGTACCATGTTCAATAGCCTTATAGATTCCATCTATTTATG